TTGTATTTATCCTCTTCGGAAAGGTCATTTGCTTTTTTGTATCTTTTGCTGATTTCGGCTTAATGCCTACTCTGACGGCCTGTTTGACACAGAATGGGCGAACACCGTTGCTGTTGTTGCAATTGTTGTTGTTGATGTTGCCAGACGGAAGAACAACGGTCTTAACAGCAAATAACCTAATTTTATTATCTTTCTTTGTCTTTAGTCCTCCAGGCAATTGCCATATGCTTTATATCTGAAACCATCTTCGACCAATATTCTGTACTTTTATTGTTGATGATGTTCAACTCCATTGACAATTCAATATAGAACAATAACTCATCAGATTTTGTTATTGCTTTTGTCTGGAGTTCTGATCGCTCTTTAGGATAAAGTCTCAAATCTGTTCGGTTCGCTTCGTATAAATGCTCATAAATTTCAAGTGCTTTATTTTGCATTTTATCTACGAGTGAGAACCTATATTTTTTCGGATAACGGTTACAATTAGAAGTTATTATTAAAGTATGCTTTGCCAGCTCTTTTGCTTTAAGAATAACCCTGAGTTCTTCTGCCACTTAATTACTTCTCCTTAGATTCAAAGATTGAAGGAGAAAAGATACAAACCGGGCGAACACCGTTGCTGAGGCCGCAATCGTAGTTGAAGACGTTGCCAGACGGAAGAACAACGGCCACCCCTAAAGAATATCCATTGCATCCTGTACTCCACGGAGTAAGTAACCACCAATAATACTCTTCATTTGGAATCAGACTTCTATATTTTCTGTATTCGTCAAGAGTGAGCAGCGAGACCTTGTCTTTACATGCTCTGTATTGATTCTGCCCATCAACAGATAGCAAATCTCTTTCAAATTTAATAATGTTCTCCTCTCCAATTTCATTTTCTAATTTTCTGAGAAGATCACCATTCAGATGCTGACGCAGTTCACTGATTCTCCAGTCATTTATGTCTGGATCAAATCTCGTTGACTCTGATCTTTCTGCAAGGCACATGCAGCCCAAATCAAGAACATCAATGATTTTCCATTTTAGCCCTGCAAGTTTGAACTGATTGCCTGCTTTAGGCTCAACATCAATTTTTCTTTTTGAATTGCCTTCTAAGATGCTTACTCTTTTCTTTAGATCATTGAACTGTTGTTGCAACGCTTCTAATGTTAATTCAGCCATTTATTTTCCTTTCGATACAAAGATGTTAGATTTTAAGATACAAACTGGGCGAACACCGTAGCTGTAGTTGCAAATGCGGCTGAGGAAGCCAGACGGAAGAACAACGGCCATTGAACGATTGTATTCACGGTTTGGACTAGTCCACGCTGTACAAGTCCACCACCAATCATTCAAATCCTTATTAACAATCAAGTTGTTATACTGTCGAGCCTCGTCAAAAGTGATCGGGCGAACCTTACAAGTCAGCTCTCCGTAATTATCCTGACCATCTACTGTCTCAAGGCTAACTCTGTGTTCCACAAGATTCTCTGCTCCAACTTCATTTTCAATAGTTGGCTGGATTTCAGCTTCGATGTATTTTCTAAGTCCAGATGTTTTGTAATCCGCTGTATCATCTGCAAATTTTCTGTCTTCTGCTATAAAATCCTTCGAGATAACCTTGGTTTTTCCTTCGCGTTGTTCGAGGACAATATAATCATTCTCTCCAATACAAAATGTTTCTCCGGCTTTTAAGCTTTCCAGTTTAACCTTGTTACTCTGCTCTCTTTCTTCAAGCATTTTTACTAATGCCCTTGCAGCTTCAAGTTCTTTACTCATGTTTGTCTCCTTTCTTATAGTCGTGGTGACTTGACCAAATCACGCACAACTCTATATTTTGAAATGTTTTCCCCGTCTTTTTCAACAAAGTAGAACGCTCCATCATTCGGCTCTCTGAAACCGTTATAGTACTTTGCATTTACTACTGCTGCATCCTGCTCTTTTGAGTGGCTGCACCATCCGCGGATTTCTGCGCCGAGGTAACTTTCTCCGCTGTTCACTACAACCATTTGCTTTCTCCTTTCTTTTCTTCTCTGGTGGATTGTAACAGTCTATGAACTTGTGCAAGTCATATAAGCTGCATCCTCTAAATTTCAATGTTTCATTTTGCTTCCATAAGTGCTCTGCCCTTACGCCAAATTCATCTGAAAAGCTCTGGATCAACCCTTTCATGGCTTTCTGCCTAGCTCTTTTAATTTCTGTTGCCGTCCTTCCAGTCCTTGGCACTATTGCATCCACTCTTCTGTAGACATGCCCAATCAGTTCTAACCGCTGCTCCTCTGTTAGCTTCATAGGCTTATTGGAGCTGGCGATAAATCGCCTGAATGATCTTGGCATCATACAACGCATTGTGCTTTACTCCTTTGGGAAGTGGCTTCCCCAGCTTTGTTAAGAGTTGTTCGCGTGATAAATCAAACGCTTCCTTTTCAGAAATTCTTAGCACCCTTGCAATATCCTGATTGATGTCGTGGCAACTTGCTGATACGCAATTAGGAAGC